ATACTATTATATGGCATGTTATCTGTTTTTGATGTTATTGGTGTTGACATTATATCATGATAGACAGTAAATGTATAATCGTCATCTGCGTTAACTTCAAACTCTATATTATTTTGTATATGTGACCAATATCTTGGTTCAGCACTATCACCATATCTATTCATACGCATTTCATATAACTTCATATGATTTACTTTACTTAATTCTGTTTGGGTATCATCCCAAATCTCTCTTATATTAACTGTATATGATGTTGGTACTGTAACAGAATTATTACCAGTAGTTAATGTTACTGTACTTTCTGTTAGTGTTTGGTCAGAATTCATACTTATTAAAGCCCTATCTAATAAAGTAATTACTCTATTCAAATAGTGAATTAATTGTGTGGTATCGAATTCCTGTTCGCCAAAATCTTGAAGATCATATTTAGCTGCATTTAAAACAGTTTCTACTGTAGCCATATTAAACCTTTAAATTGGGGGAATATAATATTCCCCCGTTAATTACTTCTATGTTGAACCAAATGGTGTTGCTTCCGTACCAGTTGCTGAACCAATACCCTCAACTAACCATCTATTACTTCCTATATCAACAACAGACCACACATCCCCTTTTAATCCTCCTGTAGTAGAACCGTTACAAGAAAAATAATCGTGAGTGTTATCATCTGCATCAAAAGATACTAATGTATCAGCACTATCCTGACTAAAAACAACTCTACCAAGCATCTTATCTGTTGTATTAGCGCACGCAACTTTAAAAGCATTTGATGTTATAGTTGTTGCAACTACAAATTTAAATTTAACACCAGAACCAGTTGCTGCTGGAAGTGTTACAACTACCCCAGCTGCTCTATCAACAAGAAATGTGGTTCCAGAATCACCATTTACTAACGTTTTTGTAGCTGATGTTAGAGATATTAAATCCTCTTTTGAAAGATCAGCTGTACGACCCCGTGATTCACTGCCACGTTTTCGTTGAAAAAAGTGGGATGATTTTAATTTATTAAAAATTGCCATTTTATTTTATCTCCTACATGTTTCACATGCTTAAGGGGAGTAATTAAACTCCCCTGAAAAGATGTTAATAATTTACTCCTTATCAATTGCTGGAACAACACAGGCCACAACTTCCAATTTAAGAGTATCTGGATTACCAGTTACAGCTTCAATTGTAATATGATCTGCAGTTGAAAAGTATTTTGCTACAACAGAAGCTGACCCAACTGAGTTACCAGCTGTAGCTACATCAGCAGCATCAATAAAAGAGTTACTTACAGTGTCGTCACCGATATTAATATCAGTAACACCAGAATCTGCTGTAATTGTACGAACATAAACCCAAAGAACAATAGTTCCTGCGGGAATATCCATCAATTTAGCGTCATCCGAACCACCAGTGAGATTTTGTTTTGAAAAATCTATAATTGATCGTTGAAGAACCCCAGCATTTTTCCACTGAGTTTCTTCAACAAGAGGTATACCATAACTATTACTGGTATCCGTAAAATCATATGTTGCCATTTTTTATTTCTCCTATTTTAAGATTAGTTTATTTTTGGTTTAGTGAGCAGCAGCATAACTACTAATAACTATTTTACCAAAATCTTTGCTATCAAATCTGGTTGCTTTCATACCAAATATAGAACCAACCGCAATACCATTTTCATTCCCATAATCATCAGAATCTTCATACCAACTCATAAGATTATCTTTACCAACTCTATTTTGAGCTAAGTTAGGATAGGCATTACCAATAGCAAATACTCCAGCTTGTGCCCCAAGAAAAAGATTTCGTCTTACGTTGGATACCGGGGAGTATATACGAGTAGATTCAAAAAGAATCATTTTGTTATATACACCAAGTGATCCATCAAAAATAGGATTTTTAAGACCACGTTTATTAGCATACATTTGAATATCTGGCCATGAATTATACGAACTATTAGCAGTATCTAATCTAAGATCAGTTACACTATATGGATGAAGAACCACAACAAAATATTCATCTCCATTTATAATACAAGGTCTAATTAACGGGCTGAGAGTTTTTGCTTTTTCTTTAGCAAAATCAAGATCAGCAAGTTGTATTTGATCATTAGAACTTAGATTACCCTCATCGGTTGCAATAGTACCAGTATTAGATACATCACCGGAAATAACATAGTGATCACTATCTGGTGCCTCAGCAGCTTGACCAAAATTATGAGATGTATTACCACATAAACAATTAAACATAAATGTATCATATTGATCAGAAAACCATTCAGCTAAATTAGTTTTAGCATCACTTCTAAGATCATGAATAGTTCGCTGCTGACTCATTCTACGAAATGCATGAGCATTTCTAAGTTGATCAATTGTTACATTATCCTGATGATAAATTAACTGCTCTTCTGAACCTCGCATTCTGTTATCACCAGTTACACCGTTATTTTTCATTTGCATTAACAGATCATACTTAATATTATCACCAGCTTGTTTTTCAAGATCGGTAATTCTTTGAAGTATTGATCTTTTATCTTTGCCCAAAAACTTATTAAAAAGAGTTTGTTTAAGAGCTTCTCTCATTGTTAAACTTGACCATATTTTTACGGTCAAAGCATCGTTTGTTCCGAACGCCGTGATTGCCATAATTTATTCTCCTCTTATTTCTTCTTCACGCATGAGCTTTAAAATTCGTTCCTCTTCTGCATCCGTTATACTCATAATATCTTGAGATTTAAGTTTACCTATTTTCTCAATAAGTGTGTCGTTAATACCGCTTTGATTTTCAACACCGCCAAGAGAACCTGGTTTTTTCCCAGCTTCCTTTAGAAGTTTGTTGTCTTCGGCACTTGTTGTGTTATTAAGAGTTTTGGATACTGTATTTAAAGCTATCTTTAAATCACGTTTTGAATTAAAAGCCCTTGCAATTTGTGGTACGTTTAAACCTGGGAAATCCTTTAAGAAAGCTTTTTCTTCAGGGGTATTTTCCATAAGGTCAATTCCCACATCAACATCAAGACTTCCTGTTTTGGGGTCTCCAAGATTATTTGTTCTATTTTGCATCTCAATAACACGATTATTGAGACTCTTAACAGCCTCTTGTAAAACTTTATAAGCAGGTTCATATTCTTCTCGATTAATATCAAGAACAGAATTAACAGTATTTGTAAATTGATCACGCAATTCACGCATTTTTTCTGCTTGTTTAATCTCGTTTAATTGAGATTGAGTTTTACTTTCTTGTTCTTTAATAGCAGCTTTTACATCACTAAGATCAACAAAAGCTTTATCATCATCTCCAAACTCTACCTTACGTTTGGGGTCTTCCAAAGGGTCTTTTGTTTCTGTTTCTTCACCCTTACGTTTTTCAAGAAGACTACTAACAGCACCTTGAAGTTCTTTCAGCTGTTCTTTCATAATACGTTTTTCTTGACGGGATTTAATGGTATCCGTCAGTCTACCTTTAGCTTCTTTTTCAAGAGTCTTTATTTTAGCTTCTAACTCCTCACGGGTTGTTCTATCAAGATCACTTTCTTTTGTCTTGTCATCATCATCATTGTCTGATTTTTTAGTTGAATCATCGTCATCATCGTTCTCATCTTCAATGTTATCACTCAATAATTTTTCAAAATAATCATCATCATCTAAATTATCGTCAAGTTCAACTTTTTCATTCAATTCTTTGATAACAGCTTTATCATCTGACATTTTTAATTTCTCCTATCAGGGTCAATCTTCCCCATTTTAATTTGGGTGACTATGTTTAAATTGATGGTAAGGGGCTACCCAAACCCCAAACCATCTTTATACGTTCCGAGGGGGAGGAATCGAAACGTAGGGTAAACTTTTACGGTTAACCTTTTCGCCGATTGCGACCATTTATTTTCTTATTTTCTTCCCCGTTACTACTAAAAATTCTTTCCCATCCCCTTCTGTACTTATCGCTTATTACACGCATATCTTTAGCAAATAAGTTTGTCTTTACTCTGGCTGAACCAGGATTCCTACTTTGTTTTGTTACTTGACTCATTTTCACTCTTCCCCATTTTTTTCATTGCTTTTGCTTTAATGTTTGCAACTGCAATATCTTTTTTAGCTTTAATAAAAGTATCTACAAGTTGCATCACCACTTTCCTCCTATCTGCCTGGCTGTCAATCATCAAATTAAGAAGTTTTTCAGCCGATTCTTTTTTACCATCACTTACTTTAGCAATATATTCTAAAGTTTTTAATGTGAGATTTTTCATATCTCTCTCACGAGTATTATCAATCTTTACTTGATCTACAGAAGCTTTAAGATGATCTTTTTCTTGTTGATTTTCGATCTTTTTAGAAGCAATCATAGCATCAAGTTTAAGTTTTACTAATTCTCGTTGATGTAGTTGATCTAATTTTTGTTTCTCAAGTGCAAATTGTTGTTGTGCTTGTTCGCTTTGAGATTTACTTTGATTTTCAATATACTGTATCCACCCTATTTTTTCTGACATTGGTAGATTAGTTTTTGATATAATTACTGCTGGATCAACTGGAAAACCATTTTTTTGCATCTCAGTATAAACAGCGAGTTCCATCATATTTTTTGTTAATGAAGCACCTTCAGGTTCACCATCAATATCATACTCTAATGTTCGTAAATCTTTTATGTTACAAATTAAATTTGTAGAAGTATCTTCTATTGTACCAACATTTTCATCTATTACATAACGATCACCTTGACCAAGAATTTGAGCTATTTGTCGTAGAGGCATGTGTTGTGTTATTATACTTATTTGTCTTCTAAATAACTCTCGTTTCATACGTTCATATGATTTAAACACAGGTTTGAGTATTGTCATACCTTGCTGTTGTCTAAGTTGAACAACAATACCTGGTTCCTGTCTTTTATCATTTTGACCCATAAGATCTGGATTTATACCAGTTATTCTTCGTACAATTTCTTGAGCAAATTGTTCCATTTGCATTATAGCAGATGGGAATGTTGGGACATTACGTTCCAAAAAACGTTGCCCTTGTATAGCACCATCATTCAACCACGTAATAGCTCCAGCTTCTTTCATTGATGCTTCAGCTTGATCTTTATTAATAAAAGCTCGTACTTCGGCATAAACACCTGGTTGTACTTGTTGATTTAAAAGATTTAAAGTTTGAGATACACGTTTATTAATTTCACGTTGTGCATCTTTCATTAATTCAACTATACCAAAATGGTTTGCATTTCTTCTACTTACATCCCCATAAAGAAAACAAGGTATTATATTAAAACCTTTATAAGCTATGGGACTTTTACCGTTAAACAGTATTTCATCACCGCTAAACTGTAACCACCAAACCTCTTTTGTTATTCTCTTTTCATATTCAAGTTCTTTACCTGGATATATTTTATTAAACTCTTCTTTAAAAAATTTCCAATCTTTTGTAACTTTTTCCCACTCACCTGTCTCTGGATTTCTTACCCAATAAACATCAACATTTTTCCAATACTCCATATGAGCTACACGAATTTGTCGTTTCTTCGTATCGTAAAATTCTATATCAAGAGCATCTTCATAATCACTTACATCGTTAAGATCACCCGATGGCCAATCTGCATTTTCTGGAGATAATCGTTGAAGTGTATCCAGAACTGGCCATCTACCGGTTGCAAAAGCTTCTATAACTTTGTTTTTCATTTTGGGATATTTAACAATAAAATCCTCAATACTAAGCCACTTATCCCAAATTATATAAGATGCATCACTTAAATCTGCTTTACGAGATGCTGGATCACGTCTAACTTCGTGTATAGGTATATTAGTTTCTGTTATTGTTATTCTATTATATCTATCAACATCAATATCAAAATCAATAGATACCCAACCACGGCCACAAATAACAGCACTTTCAAATGCTGCGTCTTCCTCATCAATCCAGTCATTTTTTTCGTATAATATAGATATAATATCGTTAAGAATATCACAACGAAAAGAATCATCTACACTAACAGGGGTACAAACGAATCTTTTTCGTTGATCTTCGTTTATACCCATTATAAGATCAATGTGGGATTTTGTTATATTAAAAGTTAAGTGAGGTCGTTTTGCTTCTTCTAATATAGATTTCTCTTCCTCAGACCACTGATCGTTATCACGAAATTTAAAAGACTCACGAGCATTACGTTGCCAATCAGTATCTGCTGCTACAGCTTCAGAAAATAACTCTTTAACTTCCTCAAGTAATTTCTTTTTACCTAATCTTTCTAACATTATTTATTATACCTTTTTATTTTAATATCGTACGATTTGGTATATCATTAAGTGTCTTTCCAGATTCTTTCATAATATTTTCTACTTCTTTTGGTTTTATAAGTTGACTTACACCCTTACAAATTTTTGTACATTGTTTTCTATATTGAATTTTACCATCTACATTTTCTTTTACATATATCCATGTATCTGGATCATTCCAGTTGTGATCACATTTAGGTTTTTTTGTTTTGGGTTTACCAATCTTAGGTGGTTTCATTTTTTTTACGTCTATATCATTCTTATTACTTTCATTTTTGTATCTATCTGTCTCAATAGACATAAAATATTTAAAAGCAAAGTTAAGATCAGGATTTATTTTACCACGCATTTTATAAAAGCCATTTGTACGCCCGTTAGTAATGCGATATTTGATGTGATTATAATCTAATTCGTCAATTTCATAAGTCTCGCCATTGTGTAGTTTAATATAATATTTCACTGTGTTACCTCTCTCCCTCTTTAAAATTTAGATTCATATAGGTACTGTGGTGTACCCCTCGAAAAAAACGTTATCTGTAGTTATCTCCAGTTATCCTACATTATTTTAACACTGTTTTGCGTGTGTTTAACCATGACATTATATCTGTCTCTGAGTAAATACGGCTTCCTTTAGAAATTCTATAGAATGGTAGTTGATGTTTCGTTCTTAAATTATACAGAACATTTTTTGACACACCGAACAGTTCCATTAACTCTTCTTCTGTTACAAGATTTCTTATTAGATTTTGTATTTCCACTTTTGTTGTTTATTCCCCCTATTTTTGATTTAAATGTTAACCCTGATTTTATATTTCTTTTTATTATATTATCACTCCATTTCATAATAGTAGCTCCTTTTTATGCAGCCATCCACGATGTAGATGATCTGCTTTTTCTTCCCAGGTTAAAATATTTCGCTACCATATCACTATCACTTTTTATACCACAACGTTTAGATGCTAATAAAGCGTAATTTAGTGCGTGTCTATAATGATCTGGTTTTTTGATTGTTGATCCGAGCGATCTATATCTATATATTTTACCACCAAATTGATCGTCAACAAGTGTTTTTGCTATGTTACACATTTGAAAAACAAATTTTTCCATGACATCATTTCTTGTTGGTAACTCAAGTTTACCTGGATTTATAACTAACTCGTGGGTTGCGTCACAAATTTCTGTTCTGTTAACTTTAATCATTTTATCTCGTTCATCCCACGAAGCAGTTCCTGTTTTACGTTCAACATAATCACAAGCAAACACAGTATAATTTTCACTTGCCTGAAACTCACGTACTTTATGAATTTCAAGTTTATAATCTATAACACAAGAAACTACATTATATCTATTTCCTAATTCGTGTAAATCATTAAAACTATCAACCTCACAAATTTTTATAATTTTCATAAGTTGACGAGTTTTTCTGTAACCTATTACAACATTCAGTGCTTTACCAACATCAACTCCCATAAAACATGGGCCTGAATGAGAATATTTCATTTGATCAAGACCACAACAACCCCAAACAAGATTTTGAGTTAACCTATTTTCAGATGCTATATAAGCACGCCCAAGTTTAGAGTTCATAACTTCGCTTAAATCACCATTGGGTGGATTATTATAAAGATCAAGTATTTTACCAGGATCTATATAAACACTATTTAATTGACTTATCCACCAACCAACAAGATCTTTACTTTTATCTGGATATTGGGCTACCCATTTACCATCTCTTGGGAAAATCTCTTGACCACACTTTTTACAAACCCGTAATCTTTTTCCTGTTTTTACGTCCCTCTTTATACAATTTGGAAACTCAAGTTCAAGACACGTGTCTGTTCCACAGTGTTGACATTTTATTAACCAAATACGTTGATCACTATCTTTGTAAGCTTGGTCTACACCAAAATCAGGTATTGTTGGTGTTCCAAGATACATTAATTCTTTAACGTGAGAATGACTTACACGTTCTTCTGCAAGTGTTACCATTTCATCAGACATTTCATCACGTTCATCAAAAACAATTCTATCAACCGGAATAGATTTTAGAGAAGCACTTGATTTTTTTTCACCACCTATTGACTTTGTTGCTCTTGCACCCCTAAGAAATAAAAATCCTTGACCAACTCTTTTAATATGTTGACTATCTGTTGATTGAACAAATGACCCTATTGCTGGATTTGCCTCTATCAGAGGATCGAATCTTGATTTTGTAAAATCACCCACATCATTTTGAGTTGGAAACAAATACAACGCTCCTGATTTATATGTTCCATGAATCATACCGTGTAGTGTTTTGAGAATCCAACACTCAGTGAATCCAAGCTGTGCGCCCTTGATAACTACCTGTCTATTATGTGTTTCTTCAAAAATACCAGCTTGATATTCGTGATCTTTTATTTTATATCGACCACCACCAAGCATTATTTTATTTGTATAAAGCCATACTAAAGGATCAAGAGCACCCATAACAGCAAGTTGTTTAGCTTCTGACCACTTTGTAAAATCAAGTTCATTTTGATCTTTCTTTTTTGGCACAATATCTTCCTTATTAACTATTTATTTTAGGAACAATCTTAACAGGCTTTGCAAAATGAATCCAATCTTTAATTAGTATACCCTCTCTGTTACAGTATTTATCAAGTTCCGGTGCAATATCAACAAATCTCCATGTTGCAATTCTATAAAAATCACCTTTTATTAATTGAAATTTTATTACGAGATCACAGATATTATCAAGTTCACCACTACCATGTAAAGGATTTGTTGTGTCTATGAACTGAAGCCAAACATCATAAACAAGGTGTTTTGATTCCGCCATAACACGATATTGATGTCCATCACCCTCAACTACTGTACCACCTAATTCTAATAAACCTTGTTCCGCAGCTTTATCTGGATACAACTCAGCAAGACATTTGTATTCTTTATTTTTTGCGTGTGTTGAAATAACAAATATAAGTAACATTGTTAACAACATACTTGAAAAAAAGATTAAAAATTTTTTTAATTTCATTTTATCTTCCCTTTATTCATTATCACTACTAAATAAATTCTCCCACCAATTATATAATATATCATTCTCCTCTTCATTTACAGGCTCTTCTATATTAGTTGTATCAAACATAGCATCAATTTCAGCTTCACGTTGAGCTTCTTTAGGAGTACGTCCTGATATATCACCAGCTTCTTCCAACATTTTTATTTTTTGATTTCCACGAGAATAAATATCTACTCTCTTTGGTTTTCTTTTTTCAGCCATAATAATTATAACTCGCTAATTATAAATTTAACTTTACGAAATATTTTACCTATTATTCCACCATCAACTAAATGAGTAGTATTAACCACAGTACTTCCAGTTGTGTTATCTTCTACTGTTCCTGTTCCAATTATATTAATATCACCATTAGTTATTGTACTATCGAGGAATACCCATCCTGCATTAAGACTTGCGTTTGCTTGCTCGCTTCCGGTTTTGTTTTGCCATTTTATGTACCCGTTGAAGTTTTGCATTACCAGCGTTTGCCCTGAACCGCCCAAGTCTACTGTTGGTGGTGTCCCTAAATCTGTCCCTGCCCAACAATCCAGAAAGTAAGCGTTTGCGCCTCCGCCTAATGTAATAGTTCCTCGTAAAATACATAATTCAATTACCCCTGAGATATAGTTAGTATCATCAATTATACTGTTCTTTACTTTACATTGACCATCGAGAGTTCCTGTAAGGGTACATTCGTAAAATTCGCATTTTTCTGTTTGAGCGGAGTCGGTTACAGTTATAGTTGTTTTGTCAACTGATTCACCAATAAAGGATAATTGCTCATAATCAAGACCACTATCAAGCGTTATATCTCCAAGTATATAAAAAGAAACAAACCCTCTGTTGTTTGCAATTTGTAGAGCGTCTGCTGTGTTGTTTACAGGATTTCTTGGAGTGCCTATGGGGTTTCCTGTACTTCCTATTGTTCCGGCAACACCATTAATAACATCAATCGTAACACCACCATTAAAAGAAGCATACTCAATAGCGGGGTTTGATATAAGCCCGGCAGCATTATTAATTAATAAAGATACCTGATTTGGTACTTTTACATCTCCTATGTTATGATTAGCTCCAGTACAACTAACTATATACTGCCCATCCTCAAATTCAACTGTGTACGGGTCAAGCACTTCCACAATTCTTGCATATGTAATACCGCTCAGCGAAACTTCAGTATTGTGGTCGTGTGTTCTTGGCATATACATTCCATATTCTTGGTCATCTTCCCAAGCTTTTAACCACATTCTAAAAGTGTCAACATCAAGTTCATAAACCACACCTCCCAAATGGTTTAAATCTGCTTTTGGAACGTAAATAACATAATTCATTGGATTGACAGAAATCATAGGTTTCTCTAAATCTATTGTTTATTGTTTACAGAATTGGCTTCACTATAATTTACTGTCCCTTTTGCACAGGATTGTTGTTGTAATATTGCCAATTGCCGTCTAAGTTCTACTAAATCACTGTGCATATTCATCACATTGCCTTGAAGAGAATCAAACATTACCCTCAATTCAAGAACCATTTTTCGAGTATCATTTGAAAACTGTATCCCCGATTGAACATTTTTTCGGATTACTCTTTCTGACGCTCTGATTGCTTCTCTTTCACCTGGTTTTACATTATTTACCATATTGTCCCCCACTTATTCATCGCTTACTAAAACACCTATTATTGAAACACCATTTGCAGTATCTATTGTACCGCTCAACGGTGCTTCTTTTAAA